GATCTTTCCTGATCAGTTTCATAAATACCTGTTTCTTGTTGGTTTTTGTTTCTTTGGATCGTTAAAGGATCTAGCGTTGTAGTCGTTGTCGAAGTAGTCGTAGTTGTCGGCGGAACAGTAGTTGTCGTAGTCGTAGTTGTCGTTTCAGGCGGTAATGTAGTCGTTGTTGTTGTGCTAGTTGTTGTTGTCGTACTAGATGTACTTGTAGTACTGCTAGTAGTGCTACTTGTAGTCGATGAAGTAGTTGTTGTAGTCGTTCCATTATCATAAGTATAATAAACATCATCTATTAGCCACCAATCCTGCTCATTATCTGTAGCCCCGTCTATAACTATCTCTGTTATGTATGTATTTTCTATAGTTAAAGTTAATGTAGCTGTACTGTCTGCGATTACATTATTAGCCTGATCCCAAGTGTTTATTAAAGTAAAAGTAGCTGAAGATCCATTATCATAATAAACTGTCCCTGATCCTTCGCTTTCTCTTGCATTATAAGTAAATCCTACTTCTCTGATCTGTTTCTGATCAGAACTAGGAAAAACAATAGTAAGATCGTCAGTACTTGATCTTATTCCAAGCTGATAACGATCGGATCCAAAGTATTCTGATCCAAAACAATCTAAATCTTCTAGGAATATAGATCCTGCTGTTGTTGTTTCCCCGCATGATCCATTATTGATCGCAGTTACAGCAGTATCAGAAGATCCATAAAGGAACTGTATATCCTGATTTATTTGTTGATTATTAAAATTTTCTGTTGTTGTTACTTCTTCAGCAAGTAAAACGGGTACAGGAACTACTAAAAACGCTACAAGAAATAATCTAACAAGTGTATTAAACCGATAGATCACTCAAATTCTATTTAAAGAACTATGCGTCGAAAGTTTGTGCAGGCTTATACTGCTCTAGCGCATGCTGAATTACTGTCAAAAATGAGACAGCCATACTGCTTAAAATAACTTGCATGAGATCCGCGTCTAAAATCCCTGCCGATGAGCTAAGGAATATTCCGATCCCGCTCTGAAGTCCTGTACGAAAAGCCTTTGTAAACATAAACTTCCAATACGCTTTCCAATCTTTTTTAGCCATTATTCTTCTTCTACCTTTCCGAATTGTCTTTTATTGAAGTGATTGCACTTCTTTTGAAGACATTTCCAAGCACCTTTAACATTTACTAGGGGTTTATTACATGCAGGACAACTAATGTCCATAAGTTGTAACCTTTCTAGGTTATGTTCTTTCCTTCAAGTTTAGCAGTTAAGATCTTGATCATACCTTTAATCTCTGATAAATCGTCTTTAATAAAAGAAGGGACGATCATGTCGGGACTTTGTTTATTTGATAATTCTTTGTTTATTTTCTTATATTCAATAGTTACTTTATCGCCGTTTAATATTGCGTTAGCTACTTTAGGATAAAATTTCTTATAAGCGTTAACTGACGATCCAATAAAACCTTTATTATCTACATCTAGATCCTGTTGACTATCGCCAACCAACAAACAACCTGCCGTGTCTAGATCTCGATTACCCGTATGTATTAAGATCCACTCAAATTCGGGTACATCTTGGATCCATAACATACCTTTATGAAAGTTAGATCCATACTTAGCTAAATATCTATTATGAAATCCACCTTCAGTTCTTAATTTTATTTCATACTCTCCTTCTGGAATACAAGTTTCATGCATTACTTTTACATCTCTGTATTCATCTTCAAGTGTATAACATTCAAAGACTCCATCTATGAATAGCATTCCATTGGTTGCATCAGCACCAAACTGCGTTCTGATTACATCAAGTTTCATTAGCTTGGTTTTGGATTATCATCTTTGACTTTTTTGATAGCTTTATACCACTCGCCAGTCTTATCGCCTTTATTAGCAGTCATATCGTGATACAACATATCAAGCTGATCGCCAATGGATCCGTAAGCTTCTTGCCTAGCTTGGATATATCCAAACTGTTGCTCTTCCCATTTAGAGTTACCTAAGTCAATTTTTGCTTGTGCGTAGTCTGCTTCTTCAAACTCCATACGCTCATTATTAACTTGCTTGAACAAAGGCTTAGCAGATTCTATCTCTGCGTCTGCTTCTGTCTGTAACTGTTCTTTTGTCTTTGCCATAATTACCTTTCCTTATCTTACTATATTATTTAACAAGTCCATACAACTTAAAATTTCCACTAGAAAAATTA